AGTGAAGGGCAATTCGAGCGCGCCTTCTCGGCTTTGCATATCCGGCGCGAGCGCCAGTTCGATAACCTGCGGGGGTACGCCGCGAAATGCGAGTTTGTCCAGATGCTCGTGCTCTTCATGCAGCGGAAACGAAAACTCGAAAGAGATAAACGGCTTGTCGCTCTTGTCGCGTTCGAGATGTGCTTTCACGAAATCGGCGATGATGTAGCGGTTGCGGACGAACGCGTTGTGCGGCGTCGCGCGCACTAACACCAGAAGGCGCGTGGATTCCTTCAGGTCAAAATCCTCCGACCAACTCCGCGTGCCTGGCCGGAAATCACCCTTCACGTAGACTGTCTCGCATGACTTCCAGTCGTCACACGCCCGTGCTTCGATCACCTTCACGTGTTCTTTTGTGTCGTTTTTGATCAGAAGAGCCACCGTGTTGCCGCTGTCTCTGGCAATGGTCTTCTCTACGGATATGCCATTGATCATGCTTGAGGTGGCTATTGTCCCTGCTGTCCATATCATCAGTGCCCACAGTGCCCACTTCATGCCCACTCTCCTCTCGTTACAGCAATTCTTCTCTAACCTCCCACACCTTACGGCGGCCACGCTTCGCAGCTCGCCAGCCGTGAAGTATGCAGAGTCCGTTTCCCGCCTTCCACGCGCCGTAGCCGTCAAGGCTGAGAATCTTTTTTCTCCGAGCCGCCATATTGCTTGCCGTGGTCGTCTGGATCAGCGCGATCTGGCCAGCACGCACGGCTAATAGATCGCCAAAGCCGAAAGCATCTTGGCGCACGCACGCGAAACGATTGAATCTTTCTACTACGCAAACCGTCCAGCCCGCGCCGCGCAGATGCTTCATGCTTCGCTCTACGGGGCTCATCCAAGCCTCCCGTGATGGTCACTTTCGGAATGGCAGCGCTTATGCTTCAGGGATAGATTCTGCGGGCACCAGCAGCGCTGCGCCTTTGTGTGGCCACCATGCGCTAGATGGGCAGCTTCGTTGTGCCATTCAGGCAGTCTGGGATTCACGGGCTGCCCGCAAACAACGCAGCGCATCAGGTCTCGCCTGAAAACCTGCTTCCTTCGCGCTTCGCAGTCTTTCCCAGCCAAATACTCGCATTGCTGAGCTTCCGTGCCCGGATGTATGCGAGTGCTCACATAGCTATGGCGGCTCAAGAAATTCGCCATGCGGGTTGCGCTAGCGTCACGCCTGTGTGGTCTCGTATGCACAAGCTTCCCTTTCCCTTTGGATCCGCATATACACCCTCTTGTACTCCCTTACCCACTCTCGCTTTATCCAGCAGCCGGGATACGGCGCCGGGAGACGCTCATCGCGGATTCTAAGGTTTAGAACAGCGCTCCCTGAATGCTCTCCGTTCCCGTTCTCGCATTGCGAATTACCAGTGAGCTTCCCCGCCAAAATATCCTCGTCACGTGGCGGAACCTCTGCATTCCCACGCTCTCCAGCGGCCCAATATAGCGCTCTCCCCGGATCAGCCAAGTCTTCGTTGCCTCGTCGTATCTCCGGTCCGCCGCCGGAACTCTCCACTTGATGAAGTCTATGTAGTCTTGGTTGAAAGGAAACTCGATCTGGAATTTGTCGCCCCCCAATTCCTTGATATCGAGTTGATTTTCGCGGGCCATGTTTCCTCCCCATTTGTGTAGTCTCCCGCACGGCTTGCATGGCACGCCTGATGGCGATACGCGTCTCTGACACGTCGCGATCAAGCGCAGCAGCCAGCTCGCGGCAGAATGTATCGTAGTCACGCCTGTCCGCCACTGTCTTCGCCCTCCATCTCGACAACCAAATGCTCTTCCGGCGTCGTTTCAATCAGCGCCGCGATGGCCTCCCATGCCTTCCATCTCGCGTCATCGTCAATGTGCAACATCGCGCATACTTTCTGTTCTGCCCGCTGCATGGACTGGATCATCGAGTCGGGACCGCGAAGCCGAAATTCCGTCCATCCTTCCGGCTTGGTTAGAGAGCTCTTCTGTCCTAGGGCCTCGTCCACCATTGCCTTGAAGGCCTCATTGGGCGTGTTCTCGGCCAAGCCGAGCCATGTGCCGGACTTGCGCTTTTCCGCTGGCAGGCGCGATAGCTCGTACGCGTTGCCCTCGGAAATTTCTTTCAGCGTTTCGAGCGGAACACCATCAAGCGCACTAACAATTCGCAGCGATCTGTATATCTTGGGAACGCTCTTATCGAAGCACAGCTTCATCCAATCGAGGGTGGTAATACCCAGTACCTCTGGTACTCGGCGATCTAGGCAAGCCCTAACCATGCCGCCAAGCTCCAGCCACTGAATGCCTATCTCTTGGAATCGCTCTTTGACGTTTGCTGTCAATTTGCGGGCTTCTTCTGGTGTGGCAGCACCCTTACCCCTATCCGCCGCGTACGTCGCGTCCAGCGGCCCCCTATTAGCAGCAGCGATGGTTTTATTGAGCATCATCGTCGTCCGTACCCCTCATCCGTCCGTTTTTCCCGGTTTTCGGCTTCGGATGCCATGAATCGTTTGTAAACAGCACAGTCTTGTCGTCAAAACCGAAACGCACAACACCTGTTCGGTCATTGCGGGCTTTCAGGATGTATGCAGTTGCTCTGTTCTCGTACTCCGGGTCCATGCCATGCAAGAAGAACTCCCGCATGATCCACCAGACGACATGGGCCGTATTTCCAGCCGCACTCGAACCGAAGATCTGCTCGATTCGCGGCGGCTTTCGCCCCCGCGCCACGTCTTCATCGACCTTGCGCGGCTGGCAGAGCAGCATGAAACAGATATTCAGCCGTTTCTGGAGCGCCAGGGCATCGGCCATAAATTCAGCTTGCGCCCGAAACTCATCGTCTCGCGTCTTTAGCCCCGCGCGAACCACAAGCTGGTCGTAATCGACAATTACAAAATCCAGGCCGTTGCGCTTATGCACGAGCTCGCATAGCGCCCAAAGCCGCTTGGGCGTGATATCGCGGTCCACAACAAGCAAACGGCGGCCCGTCTCCTTAGCGGCAGCGGCCACTAGACTCTCAATAATGCTTCGCGGACTCTCGATCATCTCCGGGCGTCGCAGCAGGTACAGCGGCACGCCAGAAGCGTGTGATAGCTCACGTTCAGCGAGGGCCTCTTTCGTCATCTCCGCGCTAAAAATCAACCCCTTGAATCCCTGATTGTCGCCGTTGATCGCAAACTGCATGGCTAGCAGGGATTTCCCATGCGAGGTCATGCCAACACCCAAAACGAGCTCGCGGCGCAAGCCGCCCAGATGATCATCAAGCGCCGCGACGCCGCATTTCAGGCGCATAGTGCTTCCGGGATTCTTGATGGCCTCCGTGATTTCGTCCATCGCGCCCATAACCGCGCTTTCCCACGTGCTCGGCATCGACGCGCTTCCGTGCTGGCTCATCAGCGAAAGAAATTCGCTTGCTCCGTTCTCCAGAATCTTCTGTGCGCTCTCTTCACCGGCAAACGCGGCTTCCTGGACCGCATGGCAGAGATAAATCACTCTCCGCCTCCGCGCAGCCTCGCGCACCACTTTGGCGTGATGCTTCACATCGGAAATGCGCGGGATGCCATCCCCAAGAGCACTTACGTAGGGAACGCCTCCAGCCTTTTCGAGCTCTCCGCTGGTCCGCAAGGCCTCGCAGAGCAGCACCAGGTCAACCGCCGAACCAGATGCGTAAAGAGCCTGGCATGCGTTATATATCGCGCGATGCTGTGGCAGGAAGAAATCGCCGCCGTCCAGGAACTCCGACATTGCCGGGATGCTCTCGTTGTCCACTAGCATCGCTCCGAGGATCGCTCTTTCCGCGTCGAGGTTCTGCGGGAGGGGCCTGTCTGTTTGGCTTTCGCTCCTCATCGCATCAGACCCCGGCTCTTTAGCTCGCTGATTACATCAGCCGAACTCTTCGAGGAAACACGCAGGATTTCATCGCTGTCTCCATCGGCGAATACCCCGCATTTTTGTGCCTCGATGATTTCCTGGGCGTCCCGGATGAAATTAGCAAACGCCCACTCCCTCTTGCGCCTATCGTTTTGGACCGCCTCCTTGCCACCCTCATCCGCCACCCACTGCGGGATGGCTTCCAGGACCGGGCTGAGGCCGTATCTCTCCAGGAGCTCGGAGAGCCTTTCGGCGGTTTTCCCAGTTCTACTGACCTTCGCCTTCGCGCCTGTTTGCTCTCGGAAGATGGTTTTCAGGGTTTTCAGATCGCCGCTAGTTAGCTTAGCTAGCTTAGCTTCTACTTCTACTTCTACTTCAAGGCTACCTTCCTGTTCCCTGCGGGGAACAGATCTGTTACCTGCGGGTTCCCTGCGGGGAACAGATCTGTTACCTGCGGGTTCCCCAGGGGTAACAATCCCGCGGTCTGACTGCGAAACCCAGGTATCTCGCCGCAATCCCTCGCCGACGTAAGCCCCTCCCATTTCAACGGGATGCAAGGGATGGTCTATTCTGGCGCCTTTGTCGCCGCGCAATTCCTGCCATTCGTGAAAGTCTGTGACGTGCACGAACTTGCGATCATCTGCCTCGTATTCCCCGAGAAGGCCAACCTCAATAAGCGATCTGATCGCCTTTTCTGTTCTCTCTTCCGACGCGCCAGCCTTATCTTCCATGCAATTTGCATGGATTTTCTTCACGCTTCGATAGTAATTTCCGTTGTCATCGGCCTTCGTGAGGAGTCTCACCCACAAAACTTCGGCGTAAAAGTCAACGGAATTGACCTTCCTCGATTCACAAACCCTATCGTGGATCATGCGCTTACCCGCCATAACCCTCTCTGCACAGAACTGGTTTTTGGTTCAGAATTTGCTTTCAGTCGGCTAATTCCTTCGCAAGAGCCCACAGCAGTCCGTCAAGCTCGGATTCCGCTTCCGTTCCGGCCAGGACCTTGAATATCGCCTCGAATTGTGTCCGCAGGCGGTTGTAAATTATTTCCTGCATCGATGCCCTCCAGAGTTCTTACGTGGTTGGAAACCCCCTCTCCGTTTGGCAATTTATCGATATGGATGCGGCAGTCCGCGTGGACCGGGCACCGCGCTGTGACTTCTAGCTTCACGGCGCCGCCGCCCTGATGAATGTCACTCTTTGCTGGACATATCCCGGTTTCGCTGGAACGACCTTTTCCGGGCTGCCATTCACCTGTATGCGTTTGACAGTGGCGACATAGTCGCCGTACACCACTTGCTCGCTCCCGTCAGCACAAAGCGCCTTGACTTCTTCCTTGAGTTCGTCATCAAGCGCTTCGTATTCTTTGGCTAGAGGGCGCAGTTCGAGCAGCCTTTCCGTTTTTTGCGCAAGCTCAGAAGCGCTTTCCTCTGTAAGCACTTTGGCTCCTGGGCCAAACTCCATTTCCGGCAGGCACACGTGAAGAAATTCGCACTCTCCACACACATCCGGGTCAGATAATTTTTGCTCCGCTCCCGGCATCTGCGCTATTTGCACCAGCCTGTTTACCCTCTCGGCTTTGCCAATGAGCGCCTCTGCCACTTGCAATTCTTCATCGCCGAGCGTGTACTCGATGATCTTTATCGCTCCAGTGGACTTGTTTTTGAGAATGAGCCAATAACGCGAGACGCTCTGGAGAACCATGTACAGGCAGACTTGGCGGTCCCACTTGCGCACGAATGACCATTTGTGATGGCGCAGGTCCGCCACGCTGTTGATCGAGTCAAAAGTGAACGGCGAACACGACTTGATTTCCGCGTTCACGCCGCGTTTCGTGCCAGGCCTGCGTATCTTGAGGTCTTGCCGGCCAGTGATCTGATAGCGCGGCCAAGCCATCTGATCTTCCGCGCCTTCAACTTCATAGCCCGCGTCCAGAAGGTCTCTCTTAATTGCGCGGGCTTGGTCGTTTCCCTCGGCAAAGAGCATGCCGAGGGACTCTTTCAGCGGACGGCGTTCATTCGGTGGCACGGTCCGGTTGAATACGGCGTAGGCCTCACACTCGTGCGCCAGCACCGTCACCCAGTTCGCCGACGCCATAGACGAATGTTGCCGGGCCCGCTTGAGTGTCTTGTAGTCCTCGATCAAGCGTTCGGGGGTGAGTTCCTGCTCCTGTTCGAGTACTTGCGTGGTTGCCATACTCGCCTCCCCCTAGAAGGGAATATCCTCATCGTCGGCCTGGTAGCCATCGTCGCCTGGCTGGCGCTGCGGGATAATCGGAGTGCCATCGTCATTCCAGGAGTGAACCCCGATTCTCCTGGCTCCGTTTATGTAGTTGATTTGCTCGTCGCCTCTTTGTTTTGAATCGACAATGAAGTCGCAGAATTGGCCGACGGAATTGGCGATCAAATCCAGTATGTTTTTCGCGCCGTCCCTGGTCTCGACCTCCTTGTCGTGGTAGCAGAAGAGGAAATGCCCGTTCTGTACGACCTTCACGTACGGCTTGCCCCCTCCCTTGCCGTTCTTGGGCCTTGTGGTGTTCTTGTAGGCCTCACTGACAATGCCCTTGCCGATCGGCAGTTCCGTTTTTTCTGTTGGTTTCGGACGGGGGGAGGGTGCGGCATCGGCAGGCTTCGCCGCTGGCGTTTTTGCCGCACCCTTGGAGGCCGCTGAGGAGGCGCTCAGCGGAGCTTGTGCACTCGAAAACGAGACGCGCTCTTTCACCGCATCAAAGCGAAAACCAATCGCTTCGAGCTCGCGCTTGGATGGTTTCAGCCCGGCGTCTTCGACGATGTGATTCCACAGGTTCGTAATGGCCGCTTGCTTGATCGACGGAAGGTCCACCTCGGAAATCGGCAGGTAGTACGCCTCCTTGACAGGTGTAACGCGGCCATGCTTCGGGCATCCCTTGCCAAACTCTGTGAGCGCCCGGCAGTCTTCGTGCGGGCATACATAACGCGTTCGCTTGGCGAAGAAATCGTCATAACTCGAGCGATTGCCCATTGCGCGGTAGTAACGGCCATCCGGCGTGAGCCAGGTAGCCCACGCCTCGAAATCGATGTAAGGGCCGTCCACGCCCTCGTACTTTTTCTCCTGAATGGTGCTGTCAAGCTGGACGGTAATACCGGCCCATCCGAGAATCTGCTTGCATGCGTGCTTCGTTAGATGGACTGTTTGTTTGTCGCCGTCGCCATAGAGGACAACGTCCTCTCCGGGTTCGAGGTGTGCCGCAATGAGCCTTAAGATGCCCTTGCGGAACGCGACGTGCTTCTCAGCACGCGCGAGCTTCTGATCGATTGTCTCCTCGCTCTGAGTAATTACCTCGGGCGCACGCGGGACAATTGGCGCTGCGGTCTCTTCTATACTTCCATTTGCCTTGCCCAACAGATTCATGGTTTTTTCTCCTCTGATTTGCCGCCGGATAAGCGGCAAAGCCCACTCCAAAAACCGAATAAATCGCCATCCACGCGACTGCGCAGATGGCACTAAAAAATGACCATGCGGCGAAAAGCCTGCTCCTAGGTTCGCGCCCCTTATCTGGTTCCATGCCCATGTTCCCCGCTCCTCCATATCCGCTCGATCTCATCAAAGGATTCGCGGACCTCGATGATGTCGTCCGTTCCGTCGGGCCTAAGTCCGAAGCTGAGCGCGGATCCTTCTTGCGCCGGAAATACGCCTTGGACGTGATCGCTGTTAATCAGCACCAATTGCTCTTTTTTCCCAATTTTCTGCCTCAATCTCATCAGCATAGGCAGCACCCCTCAGTGCTGGTGAATCAAGAAATCCGGTGGCCAACCACCGGCTTACGGCCTTTGAAGCGCAGGCTTGCCCGCAGACGTCTTTTCCTACAACGACCTCGCTGTAGGGGCTGATGGCCAAGCAGGCATCTCTGGTAACGTAGACTTTCCACCAATGGTTCGTTTCCTTCTTGGTTGCGCCGCATTCGTCGCAAATGACTTGGAACATTTTCATTGGCGTATGTCCTCGTACTCGGTCTGCGGAATACTGCTTCCGTAGTAGTCATTGAGCCGCCGCTCGAATGCTGCCTCCGCGCAATCCTGGCAGTTAGCGTTCGGACAGCCGTCCTTCCACGGCGTACAGTTGTCAGTGCATGATCCGTGCTTGCAGAGGGATTCTCCGCACACGGGGCATTCGCCGCGCTCGCTCATCGCAGCACCACCCAGAGCAAGGCCGCAGCACTTCCGAGGAACAGCATTGCGGCTGCGCCGCACCGGAAGCCCACGTTCCAGCCCTCGTTCCAGGCTTCTTTCAGGGGATAAACGGAATCCGACGGGTTTAGGTGATCCACAAGGCGCCTCCCTCACAGATCGTTGCGTTGCACAGACCTTATCCGCCAGTGACACAACACTTGTCAAGCATTTTTTTTGCACAGTGTGCTGACACACCTGATTGTGTGAGTGTTAGTACTGCCAAGCTGGAGGTCCTACAGGAAAGCGCTACTTGACACCGCCGTTGCGGCATCTACAATCGTCTGACCTTACGGGACTAGTGGAGCAAGCAATGGAGCAAAATATATGACCCGTTCGATCTTTGGCTTTCCGTGGCCGCAGGCCAAGAGGAAGGCGTTTAAGTTACTGGCCGACAAGATCATGGATGGCAATTCTTCCGAGCTGGCGCGGACCGTTCTTGAGCAGTTCCTTCTGGCGCACCTGACGCCCGAACAGGCGCGTGCCCAGGGCCTTGTGCGTGAGTGGACGGAATTACCCGAACCCTCGATTCTTCGCTACGCCATCAAGCAGCACGAGGCAATGCGGGCCAGCCGGTCATCCGTCCTTGCGGAAGCCGACAGGGAAAGTCAAATTGTACACGGTTCGAAGAAGGTAAAATCTGGCTTGACACGTTCCGCGTGACTATACATAATCCGCCGCATCCTTGCTCCTTCCAGCGAGGAGATTCACAACCAGGAGGGGTAGAGATGGCGGCCAACCCAGTCCGCTTTGTGACCGGTCGTGGAATGCCCGCTGCTGGTCATCGCTGTTCCGTTGTGCCAATTCGCACGTCCAATCAACTGCTCCAGCTCGATCTGACCGAACTTGGGCTCCTGGAGGACCAGGTGCGCCAAGATCAGCGCAAGCTCAGGGAGTCCCTGAAGAGGCGAGACGAAAAACGGAATCAGATCATCGCGGCCCTCAAAGCCGGAGCCGTCATCGAACCGGGCCCCCATACGGCGTGGCTTACGCACCGAGAACGCCTTACGCTCGCCTAAAAAATGGGACAGAATTGGGACAAAAAACAGCCAATTAGGGCCTCGTTTTTCGTCTCCGTATCCATAAAGGCAATCGAATCATCAAGAAGTTAGGAGAGGCGTGTGGATTCGACTTCCACACGCCTCCGCCGTTAAATCATTGAATCCATTCGCCGACCGGCTTCTGTTTGGGACAAGTTGGGACAAGAATCGCCGCTACTTTTTCCACGGCTTGCCGCTGCTCGTCGCCAATGACATGCCCATAAATGCCAAGGGTTACGCGCGGATCGGCATGACGCAGTTGTGCCTGGGCCACGGATGCGGGTGCTCCCGCCGCCAGCAGCATGCTGGTATGCAGATGCCTGAAGGCGTGGAAGCTAGTTTGGCGTGGGATTATCGGGATGCCGAGCGCACGCAGGATTGGCACGAGTTGCTGGCGCACGACATTTTCGGCAATGAAGAGACTGCCGCGATTGTTGAGGAAAAGGAACCCTGGCCGTATCGTGGCGATGTACTCGTGCACGATCGCTGCCAAGGCGTCAGGGAGGGGAAGGGAAGATTCGCTGCTGGTGCTCTTAGGGGTTTGTAGCTTGCCGCGCCAGACCGAACGGCGCACATGAAAAATCCGGCGCTCGAAGTCGAAATCCGAGGTTTGTAGGCCTAGTATTTCTCCTACGCGCAGGCCAGTCATTGCCGCAAGAGCAAACATCACCCGGTATTGCCCCTGGGCCGTCGCGATGATCTGGGCCGCCTGGCTAGGAGAAAAACCCGTTCGTCGCTGCCGCACCCCTCGCTCTGGAAAGACAAGCCGGTTGAGATGAACGGTTTCGCAGGCATATCCCCAATTCTTGGCTGTGCCAAGCATGGATGACAGCGTGGCAAGGATGTTCTTTGTGGTCGTCCGCGAGACCTTGCCGGCAATCTGCGTGACAAAGACTTGCTGGTTTTCCACTCCCAATTGGTCAAGCCGCAACTTGCCGAGAAGCGGAACGATCTGGTTTTTCAAATGCGCTGCGTAGCCGTGCGCGGTGGAGGACTTCAGCTTGGAAACGACTTGCGCCATCCACCTTTCGGCGAACTGCTCGACCGTGGCTACCCTTCCGGGACGATAGGAGTAATCGTTGATCCTGGCGAGAATAACTTCCATCCGGCGCTGTGCCAGGCGCTTGGTTGGATACTCTCTTTTGGTGCCCAGAACCACCGACTTTCGCACGCGGACAGGGTTGGGAGAACCCGGCAGAATTACATCCTCCAGGTATCGGCCAACCCATACTGGATTCTTTCCTCGCAGAAAAACTGTGCCTCTTTGAAAACGCCTTTGAGCCATCGAACCCCCCTTTTGGGCTGATGACTCGATTGCCTCGGCGGCAATTGTAGCAGATGAGCCGGAAGAGTCCTCATCGGGCAGAGGCAAGAGGGGATGGGACGCCATGACGCATGTTATATCTCCGCGACATGGCGAATGTCAATCACCACGTAGAAAATTTGTCAGTACCAGCGTAGAACTTTCGGTCGTAGAATGGTATCCATTCGCAAACGAACCGGCTGATCTCACCTGAATCCGACTGGTGAAAGCGTACAATCGCTCCGCCGACATGGGCCTGTATTTTGCGACGCCGCATAAATGAGCTCTGATCCTGTACGCAGCCGCTCTGCACGACGTGCACCTCGCGCGGGTATCCGTGTTCATACTTGTGGTAGTGTCCTACGAAGAGCATGTGCGGTTTTTCTCCGCCTTGGAAGCTTTCTACGAGCTTCTGCGTGGTATAGCTTATGGCGTATGCCGTTCCTCCGCCAGGGTGCATGATGCGGGCCCAGGCAGAGCCATTTTTGGCCTTGAAGTAAATATCTCGCTCCGTGTGCCCAATCCAGCGCAGATCGTTGCGCCCGGCTTTTTGCGCTGTTTGCTGCAAACGCTCGCCTACGTTAATACCCTCGCGCTGTACCCACCAGCCCTCATGGTCTTCCCCTGTAATGAACCACGTTTCGATCCCCTTCCGCTGGGGATATTCGGCTGCAAGGTATTCTGCTTGCGGCTCGAAGCCGCTCTTAACAACCAACTCGTGCCGGTTAAACCGGCATTCTCCATCTACAATGTTTCCGGCGTGGAGGACCGTGGTTACACCCTCGCGTTCGTAGATATCGTAGAGTGCGCGAAGCACGTCAAGACGTGCCCATTTCGAGCAAAGGTGGGTATCTCCAAGCAGGCCAAACTTGTGCCACTTTCCGTCAAAAAAGCGCTTGGAGCTTATTACCAACGGCGGGCTGCAAGGTATCTCCGAAGCAACCGAAGCCTCGCCGTTTCGCAGGCTGAGGTTATATCCCTTGTTTCTAAGGTTTAGAATAATCTGGTTGGCTTCCCTTGGCGCACAATCAAGACGGTCGGCCAAATCCACGAGCGTAAGATTTTCACGAAGAAGAATTTTGTGCGCTTTTTTCTCGAGGTTCGCCGCACGTTCGTGCTTGGCTTTTTTGGTTGCTTCAAGCAGTTGGTCAACGTTCATGCGATTATGATTTCCTTGTGTTTTCGCAATTCTGCAATCGTCTTGCGGCTTCCCCATACCGTGCGTGGTGATGGGTAACGCACCTTCACGAAATAACCATCGAGGAAATCTTTGTAGGTATGACACGTTGAGAGGAATCCGCGCTGTCCAAAGCCAAGCGCCTTTGCCAGCTCCGCGCCGGACAGCAGAAGGCCATCTTTTTGACGGTCAAGGAACTGCTTGGCCTTGACGATCTGCGGCGGACCGCCGCGAACGCTGGAGAATGGCTTGCCGTCGAGAATGAACGAACTCTTCATATTGCTCCTCTTCGCATGAGCTCGGCCCGCAGATAAATCACGAGATCGAGGGCCTCTTGATAGGCTTCTAGCAACCAGTCTCTTTTGTCTATCACCTCCAGCGGGCCTCCGTAGAGCGAAGTCCCCAATTCATTTCGTGCATCTAGGTCGCGCTTGACTTCTGCGAACACATCTGCCATTGCATCCTTCCCCTTACTGTTGGTATCTCGCTTCTCTTGCCATTACTTCTGCCGCGTAATTTGGGTTTGCTCCTCCGTTCCATGCTTGTAGCCCGGCCACTTTGTCGCCGTTGCTCAGGGTGATTTTGCGCAGCAATATCTTGCAGCCGATGCGAATGCCAAACTCGGCGTCACAAAGGCTGGCCATCGGCAGAAGAAATCCATTCTCTCGCGCAGTCTGTCCAAGAACCTGCATCAGCCCCCAGGACATGGCTCGGTTCACGATTTCTGTTGATAGGGAAATTTCAAAAGTGGCTCGCTTCACGAAGTCTTGTGATTGGATGAGTATGGTGGGTTTGTAACGGGGGTTGGCGCTGAAATCCGGTTCGTAGCGATTGAGCCATTGATTCCATCCGCTCTCCTGCTCGATCACCGCGCACACAAGTGCCGGGTCCAGCGGCGGTGCAAGGCTCTTGGCAAGCGCGATCAGGTCATCCGGTGCCATAGGGAAGAGAATTTCTTGTGATGGCCATTGCCGTTGTCGAAATCGATCCACTGAACCGGAGGAGGGTCTTCCAGCTCTATGCCACTGGCTCTTGCGATCTGCTTCATCGCCTGGTACAGATGGGGCAGGTGGTTTGTGGCAACGTCTTTGACGAAGCGCCGGTTGATCTCGGCATTTCTGTAGCTGCGATACATCCAGCGGAGACAGAGAAAGAACTGCGTCGCCAGGAGCACAAGCGCTCCCAGCGTTATAGGCGGGAAATTGAACATGGGGCACTCTCAGGAACTGCTCATAAGTCTGGAAATTATCGGGATCACCCCTGGATTCACGCCCCAAAGCGGACCGCCAGCAAGGGGGTTGTTCTGGATCGGCAGCGGTGAAATTGGTGGCAGCGTTGGCTGTGGCGCTGTGGCTGGCAGCCCTCCACTCACGTTAGAGACTTGCTGCGGAGAACTCGCATAAGCCACCGGCGCTCCTGCGGCTCCGGCAGAGCCGAGTTGAGCGGGAGGCAAAAAAAACTTTGGTCCAGTGGCATTGCACATGAATGTTCCTTTTTCAAACGGGAAGAAAAATGCGAAAACGGCGCAGGGAAGATAACTGTGAGGAATCGGTAACGGTGAATCCAAAGCTAAAAGAGCCAGCACCAGAAGGCGTACCAGTGACAATGCCGTTGGACGATAAAGCGAGCCCCGTTGGAAGAGAGCCACCCGTAAGGCTGAACTTGTATGGCGGGATTCCTCCGGTCAATTTCGCAAGGGATGCCAGGTCGGCAGAGTAGCTCTGCCCCGCTATGGCGTTTGGGAGTGTCACCGGCGTATTCATGGTCAGTGCCGGAAGCGGGCAGGAAATCACCATCGTGTGGGCTGCCGCGGAAAGACTCGCGGGAATGGTGTAGTCAATCTCCGTGCTGGACTTGTATGTGAAAGAGCTTGCTGGCTGCGTTGTGCCATCAACCTGGGCGGCACATGAGCTCGTGAAATTGCTGCCGATGATTTGCATGACAGAGCCAGCGTAAATCTTTCCAGTGGGAGAGAGGCCGCCGAGCGAAGTAATGGTTGGTCCGGGCGGCAAGGCTACCACGGTGAATGACATCGAGTTGGAGTTCTGCGGACTTTGTGCGAAAGCCGCAGTTCCCGCCAGGCAAAAAAGCAGGGAAAGAATGTGTTTCCTCATGCGTGTTCCTCCTCTTAGATTTGTGCCGTTCCTCCGCACGTCGTTCCGCCATTGAAGCAGATGGCGACGGTGTATGCGGAATTTCCATTCGCGTTTTTCGCGCGAACGCGATACGTGTAGGTGTGCCCCGCGCTCACTGTGTTGTCAACAAAACTGGAAGCGTGTGCGGCGGTCGTGCCAATCTGCGTGAAGCCAGACTGCGGATTGGGCATGCACACGGCCACGGTTCCCGTGCATCGCTCCACCAAAAACCCCGTATCGTCTTGGGCTGTGCCATTGTTCGAGTTGACTCTCCAGTTGACCGTTATGCTCGAACTGGAGATGGCCGATAGCGAGAGTGAGTCAGGAGCATTCGGCGTAGAAACATCAGGATCAGGGATGCGCCGGTTGGATACGATTAGATCGTCGTACCAGTAATCCACGTTCGTGAGCCACGTCGCGCCCGTCGCGTATGGCAAGAGCACGATTGCGCCGAACTTGTCGGTTACGCTTCCTCCAAGGTCATTCAGCGCGGCATCACTCGCGTTGGTCACCAGCCGGCAAGGCTGGGCTTGGTGGCACGCCCACATTTCGATTACGGATGAGGCCGTATTCCACGTGCCAATCTTGACATGGGCCTGAATTGTGAACCATTCATTGGCCGTGAAATTCCAGGCAGTCGGGTCTGTAACCGGAACTGTTGAGCCGTTCACGCCACTGCCATAGTGCGGACCGCCAGAGGCAGGCTGGTCAAGCAAGTCTGTAGCACCGCTCGCTAGCGGGTACTGGATTGGCTGAAATGGCGAGTTGAGGAAATTGAGCGTCCCAGCGTTGCCGCAGTTCACGTACACCCACGGCATAACCGCGCTGGCGATGTGTCCGGCATCGGAATCGAGCACGATATCAGTCGGCGTACTGGAACAATTCGTGGCCTGCTGCGTGTTGCTGTCGCCCTCCCGCAGAATCGCCATCTTCCAGTCGGTGAATCCGCTATCCCAGCTTGAGCGGGAGAGGGCGGCGGCGCTTATACGCTCCTTGTATTGCACGTAAAACTCGGAGCCTTGTCCGTAGAGGCAATTCAGCGCGGCGCAGAAGTTGTAGTTGAACCATCCCGGACCCGCTTGAAAATCGCCGTTTTTGAAAGCGAAATGGAGAGCTCCTCCATCCGTATTCGGCTGCGTCCAGTCGGTTGTCAATTGCGAAGCGATGTTGGTCTGGAAATACTGCTGCTTGTTCGTTACAGGATAGCTATCAAAGTTTTGCCAGCTAACAATAGAGGCTGATCCTCCGGGCGTGTTGATGCCCGCCACCCTATTGGAGAAGCCATTCACCGCGGCCACGTCCACGTTGCGGCGAAGCGTGAAACAGTTCTCGCTGTTCTCGTTGCATACCACATGCACGCCGAGAACATTGTCATATTGCCAGCGTCCGAAAGTTCCCGCGCTACCCTTCGTGGTTGGTCCGCCAGAATATGTTTCAGTGGAGCAAGTGTCCGACGCCGGACTATACACCGTTATGCTATTGCCGCCATTCCAAACAACGATGCCGCCATCGCGCTGGTCAAAAGAAACTCCGGGATACCCGGAGCTGGTCTGCGCTGTATTGCATCCGCTGCGCGAAAATGAATCCGTTACGGTGAAGCTGGAGCCGCTCGCCACGCTGACGTGCAGCAGCTTTCCGTTACCTATGGCATAGAGCACCTCATGCACGGGGTCGAGAGCGCAACTCTGGTTGCCATCCATGAAAACAGAGCCGCTTCCGAATGTCGCAAGATGCGTATATGTATTCGTGGACTGGTCGTAGTTCCACAGATTGCCGGGCTGTGATTGCCAGGGCTCCCAGAGCAGCATTTTCTGCGTGTTGGGGTCATATACCGAACAATTGCCGAATTGTCCGTCAAGCGTGCCGCCGCTCACCGTAGGATTCATGTTTTTTGCGGCCCCGCTCGGCTGAACACCCATCGTCGTTGCGGGATTCAGCTTTGACTGATCAATTGCCCATGTGGTGGACACTGTGCCGCCAGGGTTGGGCGGACCGCCACCCATGAAAATGGCGGAATCAATGTCTGGATAGTAGGCCAATCCGCCGTAGGTGTGGCGGGCACCCGGCGTTCCATCCGGCATGGTGTCGTAGGAGTTGGTATTCGTATTCAGCGTTGAGGCATTTGAAGCCACGTTCTGAGTAGCGATTGTCAGCGTGTCCAGATTCAGGCAGTAAATTTCATTGCCGTAGTAATCGTGGTGGCCGCCGCCAGTGAAGCACAGACGATGCCTCTTCGTGTCAAGGTAGCCGCCTGCCCAGGCGTCAACTACCGCGCCACAGCCGGAATTTCCCTGTACATCAGGCCGCGCACCTGTAGCATTGGGACAGAGTGATGCCCATGCTGTATTCGGGATCGAGAACCATCCCGCCGTTGCTGGCACCCCGCCGCCG